TCGAGATGCAACTGATCCTGAACGGCGATACGCGGCCGATCCTGTTCTTCATGGCGCAGTCGTCCGACCATATCTCGGCCCTGACCGGGGCGACGCCGACGGTGACGATCTCCCGGAACGGCGGCGCTTTCGCGGCGCCGGCCGGGACGGTCTCCGAGGTGGGCAACGGCTGGTACAAGCTGACGCCCGCCGGCGGCGACGGGACGACCGACGGTGTCCTGCTGCTGCACGCCACCGCCACGGGCGGCGATCCGGCCGACGTGAAGGCGCAGGTGGTGGCCTTCGACCCCTACACGGCAGCGCCGACGCTCGATGCGATCCAGGGCGGGGTGCTGAACCAGGCGCTGACCGAAAGCTATGCCGCCAACGGCCAGCCGGCGACCCTGGCGCAGCTGCTCTACGGCATCGCCGCGATGCTGGGGAACGTGTCGCAGAACGGCGCGACGCTGACCGCCAACAAGCTGGACGGGGTGACGCCGGCGATGACCTTCACGCTGGACAGCGCCACCGCACCGACCTCGCGGCGGCGGGCGGCTTAAGGGATGCTGACCACTTTCCGGAACTTCTCCCGCACCGTGGACGATCCGGCCGCCGTGTCGAGCAAGGCGAGGGCTTCGTGCGCCATGCGATTCCATTTCGGCCCGCGGCCGGTCATCTCGGACCAGAGGTCGCGCAGTTCGTAGGGGCGCAGTTCGCACAGCACATCGATCAGCTCGCTCGCCTGGCGCAGGTCCTTGGCAGCCTTGGCCTGGGACTCCCGGTTCTGGACTCGCAGGCGGCTGACCAACAGCTTGTGCAGCGCGAATCTCTCTGGGGCCGGAACATTGATCGCGATCCCGGCGCCGAACAAGACGACGGCCTGGACCTCCTCATAGATCAGGAAATCGAGAAAGGGCAGCGGCTGAGCCTCCGCCTGCAAGGCGGGCAGCATGACCGGACTGCCGTCATCTCGCCCCTCATCGGGCGTCAGGATGTCGACGCGCAGCGCGTCGCCGGCGGCGTAGCGCGTGGCATGCCGCGTGCTGACCGGGTCCATGACCGGTTCGAAACGGGGATCGATGGATTTCAGAATCTCGACGAACGGGGTTTCGATGGCATCACCTACTGCGATTGAGATGCTTTCGAACTGCGCGAGGTCGATGTCGCTCGTCATCACGTTACGATTGGCGAGCAGAACGCCGAGCAGGCCGGCATAGGCCTGATAGGCCGCCTTACCGACGACGACAGCCCGCAAGCGGAAGACGCCGGCATTCGCCAGCGCCTGCAGGACTTGGCCGATCTTCGTTTTGGGGGGGCGCAGGCCCGCACGCTGCAGCGCCGTGACCAATGTCCGCCGCTCGCGATAGCTGGCCTTGGCCTCGCGATGTTCCTGGATCCGGCGCTGCAGCTCAGGTGTGTCAGGGCCGACATAACGATCGCGGCGCTTGCCGTTCTCGCCGGCGGCCTCGCGGAAATACCAGTAGGTGCGGCCGCGGTTCGTCTTTGTGAAGAAATTGCCGCCAACCGGGAACTCGCTGACGAGCTGATCGAGCGCGCAACGCTCGACCAGCTCCGCATACAGCGTATGGATCGGCAGTGGTAGGCGCTGAGCCACGATCTGAGCCTTTGGAGACAAATTGCAAATTGTCTCCAACAATTCCTCATCACACGATTCAGGAGACCGCCATGCCGGCTTGGCCGATCACTTTGGGGCTGGGGCAGGGCGGGCCGGTGTCGGCGTGCCTCGCCGGGCTCAAGGGCGGTGGGATCGCACTCAACCCTAGGCGGGTGCTGATGCCGGTCTTTCCCTCCGGCTATGCCGGGCGGGATTTCCCACCTCTATCGGTGCTGGCCGACGACGCCTTCGCCATCGACCTCAGCTCAGCGCTGGATATCGGCGACCGGCTGGATGCCGGCACGCTGCAGACTTTGTTCTTTCCAGTCGACGCGCCGGTCGCTGATTTCGCCGCGGCCCTCGACGGTCCGCCGGCGCTGATGGGCACAGTCGCGGCGCAGGCAATCGCCCAGCCGCCCAAGGGGCGCTACGCGCTGGGCTTCAGTTGCCGCACCGTCGGCTGGCGGACGATCCAGATCCATTCCTTCTTCGATGCCGTGGGGCTGCCCGATGCCGCCTGAGGGAAAATTGACGCCGCTGACCGGTCCGGCACAGCCGATGCCCGGGTTCCTCGCCCGGGTTGGGGCCGGAATCCGTTATGCCATCCGCGGCGTGGCGCCGGACGAGTGGTTCGGGCCGCTGCAGCCGCTGGCGCCGGTCGATCCGGTCTTCACCGAGCCCAGGCGGTTCGACTACCGCTCAGGCCTCAACATCCAGTACCAGCCGCGTGGCGAAGAGGGTGTCTCTTTCGCCCAGATGCGGGCGCTGGCCGACAGCTATGATGTGCTCCGGCTGGTGATCGAGACGCGCAAGGATCAGGTCGAACGGCTGCGCTGGAACATCCGGCCCAAGGTGCGGCCGGGCAAACAGACGCCCACCGTGAGCGACGATCCGCGCGTCGTGGCGATCGAGAGCTTCTTCCGCAAGCCGGACGGCGTCCATCGCTGGGGCACGTGGCTGCGCATGCTGCTCGAGGACCTATTCGTCATCGACGCGCCGGCGCTCTACAAGGCGCGCAGCGTCGGCGGCGCGCTGCTGGCGCTGGAGCCGGTGGACGGGGCGACGATCAAGGTACTGATCGACGACCAGGGCCGCACCCCGATGCCGCCCGACCCGGCCTATCAGCAGGTGCTGCACGGCGTGCCTAAGGCCGATTTCGACCGCGACACGCTGATCTACCTGCCGCGCAACCCGCGCACCGCCAAGATCTACGGCTACTCGCCGGTCGAGCAGATCATCACCACGGTCAATATCGCACTGCGCCGCCAGCTGGCGCAGCTGCAATATTTCACCGAAGGCAACATGCCCGAGGCGCTGATCGGCGTGCCGCAAAGCTGGACGATGGAGCAGATCGGCCAGTTCCAGGACTATTGGGACACGATCCTGGCCGGCAACACGGCCGAGCGGCGGCATGCCAAGTTCGTGCCGTCCGACTTTCGCTACCAGCCGATGCGCGAGCCGCCGCTGAAGGACGATTTCGACGAGTGGCTGGCGCGGATCGTCTGCTACGCCTTCTCCGCCTCGCCGGCGCCTTTCACCCGCCAGATGAACCGGGCCACCGCCGACAATGCCCAGGAGATGGCGCTGGCCGAGGGGCTCGGCCCGACCATGCTGTGGATCAAGTGCCTGGTCGACCAGGTGATCGAGGAGGATTTCGGCTGCCCCGACCTCGAATTCGAATGGATCGACGAGAAGGCCGACGATGTGATGCGCCAGGCGCAGATCATCGACATGAAGGTCAAATCGGGCCTGAAGACGATCAACGAGGCCCGCGCCGAATCCGGCCAGGACCCGATCCCGGGCGGCGACACGCTGCTCATCTATACCGGCGCCGGCGCGGTGACGCTGGAGAGCGTGCTCAAAGGGGAGTCCAGCCAGAACGCCGCCGGCCCTGCTACCCAAGGAGACAACGGATGAGACTCTACGCACCGATCGCCAAGATCGACGAGACCCAGCACATGGTGTTCGGCTATGCCTCGACCGAGGCATTGGATAGCCAGGGCGAGATCGTGAAGCGCGAGGCGCTGGAGGCGGCGCTGCCCGACTATATGCGCTTCGCGAATATCCGCGAGATGCACCAGCCCTCCGCCGTCGGCGTCGCCACCGAGGCCGAGATGGACGAACGCGGCCTCTATCTCGCCGCCCGCATCGTCGATCCCGTCGCGTGGGAGAAGGTGACGGCCGGCGTCTATAAGGGCTTTTCGATCGGCGGCAGCGTGGTCGCCCGTGACACAGGGCAGAAACATGTGATCACCGGCGTGAAGCTGTCTGAGATCAGCCTGGTCGATCGGCCGGCCAATCCAGAGGCGGTCTTCACCATGTACAAGGCAGACGACGCCGCCGGCCTCGGCAAGGTCCCGGGGCTCGAAAAAGTAGGGGCCCGCAACTCCGCCGCCGATCTGTCGCTGATCCAAGATATCCACGACCGCGCCGTCTCGCTCGGCGCCTCGTGCGACGGCTGCGCCACGGACGACGATGACACCGGCGAAGACGGCGGCGACATGGCCGACAAGATCGCCGGCCTGATCGCCGAGCGCGACGCGCTGAAGAAGGCGCTGGCCAGCCTGCCGGCCGAGCGCAAGGCAGCGCTCAAGGCCATGCCGATCGAAAAATCCGCCGATCGCCTGGGCGGCTTTCTCCAGGAGGAGCCGATCAGCACAGACCCGGTCGAGCTGA